TTACTATAACCTTTTGATTTTCATCAATCATTTTTCTCACCACCTTTATCAATAAATTTATTTTAATTTCACATATCTACCTTTTCGAACTACCAATCGCTTGTAGCTCTACTCCCACACAGGGGATAGTCGTTGAACCTCTTCCTATCATAATTATATCACAATAGTAATATTTTGTCAATAGGAATTTGGCTGCTGATTGTCCAATTTATCCACTTTTTAAGCATTCACACTTAGTCTCACGACTTATGTTGTAGCAGGATAACTCTAAGGATTTTCCAGCAATTAAATAGATTTTTTAATACATATCACTATGTATGGTCGCAATATTTTACGACCTAACTCGCCACCAAGGGCAACACCGCTTCCTTTTATGCCCCAATTTCCACGAGAAAAAGCACGACCATTAGCCGAACCATCGGCATTAGCTGTTCCAGTGGCAACAGGAAAACCTTCAAGTTTAGCTTTATAAGTAATCGTTCCAGTTTTGTGCTTTTGTGCATCCGTTAATGCTTCAACACTCGCACTATAATTAACAACCCCATCTTTTGGAGGCGCAGTCCAAGTGTAAACACTCGATTCTGGGTCTACACTATATTTAACAGTACTATCCTTTGAAGGTGCTTTATAATTTTGTACTACTGTATCGTCAATTTTAGCAATTTTAGCACCGACTTGAACAGTTGCGTTATAATCCTTGAACACACCGCTGTCAGATACCTTTCTCAATAAATCAATAGCAGCATTGACATTTTCAGAATCTACCTTGGCAGTAACACTAACAGTCACTGTTTGATTTGTCATTCCGCTAACTATAGATTTAAATTCGGTTAAAGAAGAGAGCCTACTTGCAGCACCTTCGCCTTCAACAACATTGCCAGTAGCATTTGCAGAAACACTACTTGAAAAATTGCCAAGACCTTTTAGTTTATTGGCGTTATCTGCAAAAACACCAAGATTGGAAATCTTGTCATCTTCAGAGGTGAGTACATTGCCATATACATTAGCAGTAACCTTGCTTGAAACCTCACCTTCAACGCTCTTAATACCCTTTGCATTTTTTACAAATACACCGAGATTGTCTATGGTAGTTTCATATTTATCAAATACATTTCCGTCAACATCAGCAGTAATTTTACTGGAAATGTTTCCTTCAATCTCTTTGATTCCCTTTGCACTATCAATAAATACTTTGAGATTATCAATTGACCTCTCTTTATCAGTAAATACACTACCTAAAGTGTTAGCTGTGATATTGCTTACAATATCACCCTCAATGTCTTTTATGCCCTTAGCACTATCTACAAAAACTTTAAGGTTGTTTGTTTCTCTTTCTGGGTCTTCAAAGACACTTCCTAAAGTATTGGCGGTAATATTACTTACGATATCGCCTTCAATCTCTTTGATTCCCTTTGCACTTTCAGTAAAGACTTTAAGGTTGTCAATGCTACGCTCTTTGTCTTCGAAAACACTACCTAAAGTATTGGCAGTAATGTTACTAACTATATCGCCTTGAATATCCTTGATACCTTTTGCACTCTCTATGAATACACTAAGATTATCAAGAGATTTTTCTTCATCAGTGAATACACTGCCAAGGGTATTTGCTGTGATGTTACTAACAATGTCACCTTTGATATCTTTAATACCATTAGCACTTTCAATGAAAGTTTTGAGATTGTCGGTAGTACGCTCACTATCAGTAAACACGTTACCCAAAGTGTTTGCAGTAATATTACTGATAGTATCTCCTTCGAAATCTTTTATTCCTTTAGCACTGTCAATAAATACTTTGAGATTATCAATGGTGCGTTCACTATCTGTAAATACACTACCATCAACATCAGCGGTAATATTACTTACAATATTACCCTCGATATCCCTAATGCCTTTAGCACTTTCGATATACACATCGAGATTATCGATGCTGCGTTCTTTGTCGGTAAATACGCTACCGAGTGTGTTAGCAGTAATATTACTTACAATATTACCTTCAATTTCTTTTATGCCTTTTGCACTATCAACGAATACCTCAAGATTATTAATAGTGCTTTCATTTTTATCAAAGACATCACCCTCAATATCTGCAGTAATTTTGCTTGATATATCACCTTTGAATTCTTTGATATCTTTGGCACTATCTGTGTATGCTTTAAGATTGTCAATAGTACGCTCACTATTATCAAAAACATTGCCATCAATATCGGCAGTGACCTTGCTTGAAACATACCCTATAGAATGAACATCCTTGGCACCGTCAGTAAACACCTTTAAATTGTTAATTTCATATTCTGGGGTTTTAATAACATTACCTTGAACATCTGCGGTAACTTTTGAAGTAATATTATTTCCAAGCTTACTTAATTCCTTAGCATTTTCTACATATTCAGATAATTTATCAATGTCGCCTTGAATATCAGTAGCAAGGTCAATTTGTTTATTGAGTTCTTTAACATCATTTAAACCATTGACCGTAACATTAATTGTTACATCTTTATCTTCAATTCTTTCAACATTTTCAGCAAGTTGTTCAATCTTATTAAGAGCGGGGTCTGTATTTGCATCTATTTTAACTTTGCCTTCTTCAAAAGCCTTATGAATAGAATCAATACTGCCGTCTTCTTCAAGACCGATTGCAACCTTAACATCGCCATCAAGACCTTGGATTGCTTTTGCAAATCCGTCAAGTTTTTCTTCAGCAGCAGCTATCTCTGTATCATCAATGGCAATGCCAGCAGCTTTAAGTTCTTTTAACTCATTAAGTTCATTAAGAGCGGCTTGATAAGATTGAATTTTTTCAAGAGCATCAACAAGAGAAGCATTGACTTGAGAAGTGTTCAAATTCATAAAAGCAGGTTGACTTGCTTCTTGTTTCTTTTGAATTAACGCTTCTAACTTTGCTCGTGCGTCTTCTAATTGAGCGGTTTTAACTTCTGGACTAACAGAACTATTATTTATTTCTGCAATCTTAGATTTAGCCTTTTCAATTTCAGATTCTATCTTGCCAAGATTAGAAGAGCTTGCTTCAATATCTACATTAATATCAACAGGGGATTGACCAAGTTCTTTAAGTTTTGCTTCTGTTTTCTCAATTTTAGTTTTAAGGTTATCAACAGAAGTATCTTCAATATTAACTTCAACACCATAATCTTTAAGCTTGTCTAAAAGTAATAAAACAGCCTCGACACTTATTCCAAGTTTCTTGGCTGCTTCTTCGGCATTAATATTTACTTCCCAATCACCATTTTTATTTATATGTGCCCATTCAGAGTTAATCTTATTAAGGTCTTTTAAGAAGTTTGTACTACCTTGTTTGGTTTCCGTAAAATATCTTTCAGCCTTTTTATAGCCCTTATCAAATGCTTTGCCAATTTCATCTATACTCGCAGACGACAAATCTTCATAACTCATTAATTGAGCAAAGGTTTTATATTTATCGGTGCCATACAGCTTCTTGTCGTCAAGCTCTTTCATAGCTTCAAGGTTTTCAAACACAGAATCGTAATTGTCACCTTCTTCGGCACCATCAAGAGCATTTTGCCACTTGGTAAAAGCAGAAGTTAAGCCATCATATTGAGAGGCAAGAGTAGATAATTCATCAATCTTATCAGCAAGAGATTCTTTGGAGCGTTCAAGCTCTTTTCTTTCGTCTGATGTCAAAGATGTATTGGTCTTCAGCTCATTATTGACATCTTGATACTTTTCAACAAGAGAATTGAGATTTTTATCAATCTCAAGCTTATTAGTATTTACATATTGTTCTTCAAGTCTACTTAACTCATCACTATTCAAGCGAATGCCATTAGCTGTCTTTTCAAATAAAGCAGCGGTATTAAAACCATCTAAATCTTCATATCTTGCAGTAAGTGCTGCAATTGATTCAGAAGTTAAACCAGCAGCAGAACGAGATTCGGATAGAGCAGTGTTAAGGGCTTCAATACCTTCAGTTTGAACAGTAATGTCAAATTTGAATTCTGTCGCCAACTTATCATCAATTAAAGATTGAATTTCATCGAGAGTAGTACCAGCTTCTAAATTAGGAACAATTTTTGCAAGAATCGAAAATTCTTCAACCGATAAATCATCTATAAATTTTTTGACAGCCGTAGCGTCTAAGCCTAAACTATTTTCTGCGCCAGTTGTCAAACGCTTTATAAGCGCATCATATTGGTCAACAACACCCTCATCATCTAAGCCAAGACTTATTTTAAGTTGAGTTTTTGCTTCGTCTTTTAAATTTAGTCCGTCGATTACCTTTTCAACTTCTCTTAACTTATCAACATAATCACCATAATTAATGTCGCCACCGTTAAATTGAGTTTGCAATTCAAAGGCATCTTCAATAGTTTTTCCATGAACCTTACCAACTGCATTAAGTTGATTAAGAAGTTCTGTTGTCCATTGTTCAACAGTTTTACCTTGCTCATTAAGTTCCTCAAAGAAATCTAAATCTAAATTAGCAACGGTTTGATGGGCAAGTGTTTGCAATTCTTCGGTTATGTTGCCATAATCTAAACCGCTAATTACACTGCTAACATCGAATGCTTCGCTTAATTTAGCCTGCGCTATTGTTTTCTGTTCTTCTACTGCTTCAGCAAAAGAAGCATAATAGTTATTAACAACTTCTTGTAACTTTGCTGAATCTTTCTCTAACGCTTCTTCAAGTACTTTATAAGGTGATTCAAAAAAGCCTACATCATAACCCATACTAGGAAGAAGGTCTCTAAGTTCTTCTTCGGCATATTTGTCTTGCTTTAACTTTTCTAATATTTTCTTCTTTTCGTTGTCATTCTTAGCATTTATTAAATCTTGAATGGCTTGTGCGGTGTCAGTTTTTAGCTCATAATCAAACATTCGTTTGCCAATTTGATTAATAAAATCAACTGAGCCAAGACCAACATGGTCACTAAAATCTGCCCCGTTTACAAAAAGACCCTTCCAAAATCCATGACCGTTAGACCACCAATGTTCACCACTAGCCTTTGTAAGCGTATTTTCAAAATCTTTTTCGATATCGCCCGTGTTTGTCAATATTGCTTGATTTTGAGCATGGATTAATTTTTCATACGCTTCGGTAAGTTGTTCGACATTACCCTTACAAGAGAGCAATGCGTTACCTTGCTCATCATACCCAGAAATAAGAGATGGGAATTGGTCTGCAATTTTATTAACAATATCTTGATATTCTGAATATTCTTCAGCGGTTAAAGAAATATTTCTTCCATAATGGTCTACACCCCTTGATAATTTCTCATACTTGGAAATCATCGAAGATTCATTAGTAGTATCGTAGTCATTCTTAATCTTCTTTAACTCTTCGTGCTGTTCTTTGTATTTGTCTGTAAGTTCTTCAACTTTTTTGGAAAGTTTTTCAGCTTGTTTAGCTTGGTATCCAAAAACAGCAGTTAATATAGTGACAGCCGCTACAACAACTGCAATAATCCAATGTTGTTTTAATGCATCCCAAATACCTTTAAGTGATTTAGTAAAGCCACGAGAACCATCTTCGCTTTTTTTTAAAGATGCTATAAAGTTCTCTATTAATTTTGTAACATTTGGGAATGATAGTTTTAATAGTGCTAAAATATCAGAGAAACTTTTAATTCCACCACCAGCAGCTTTTGCCGTTTTTCCTATTTTCCCAAAAAGTGCAGGAACAACTTTAAATCCAGCAAAAACGCCAAGTAAAACAGGAAATGCGCCAACTTTATCTATAAGTTTAGTTAAGACATCTACAAAGTCAATTAGCACATCAATAACTTTTTTTAAAAAGTCTGATTTTAAAAACGCTTGAGACAATCCTTGCCAAGATGCCTTAAGCTTATTAATTTGAGCTTCGAGAGACTGTTGCCACTTTTCATGCTCTTGCATTGCCGAACCAGCAGAGTTCATTGAGGTTTCAAGTGCTTCTCTGGCTGTATCGAAATTCGTCATTAAACTGGAAACGATATTTCCTTGGCGTTTTCCAGCGATAAGTTCTGTAATACTTCATTTTCTCAAATAGGAGCGTAAATCCTATTAATTTATTTTGTTAGTTTATATTTAATTTGTTTTTTATAATGCTTTCAGAATTACTACCTTCCCAATAAGGAATTCTCAGTAATCTAATGTTATGAGATTCACAATACTCATTTTTAATTTTGTCATGTTTTTGTGTTTGTATAAAATTATCCATACCAAATTTAGGTTTGTAATGTTGCTCACCATCAAATTCAATGCACAAATTAAAGTCTGGCAAATAGAAATCAAATGGCAAACATTTCTTGTCTTTGCAATCTTCAAATTTATGTTGATGAATAAAATTACAATTGTAATTATGCAATATTTCTATAATTCTATCTTCACCTTTGTATGTATAAGAACATTTCTTGCAACGAGTTCCATTCGCTTTTAAGCTTTGAGCGTTAAGCGTCCATACATATCCGCATTTTTTACATCTGACTGTTATATCATATTCCATACCTTTATAATTGCTAATAACCTCTATATCTGGATTAACAAATCTAATCAAATTTTCAAATTCACTCTGGGTATAAATATGTTGTTTGGACAACTTTTCTTTTCCACATTCTATACAACCATGACCAAATAATATGTTTTGAGCAGTCGTCTTCCAATAGATATCATGTTTTTCACAATAACAGTCAATAGGCGTAGACATATTAACATAATTACCAGTCAACTTTATATGTGGATATAACTCATTAATTTTTTGCCTAACATACCACTCAGGCAAATCACCTTTGCAATATATACAGCCCTTAATGCCTCGCTTCATATTTGTTTTTCTCATTTTTTGAACACCAAGGTCTCGATGTTTGTTGCATATAAAATAAATGTATATTACACTATTTTCTCTTTTTATATCAACAAACTCAAAATCATATTTTTTACACAACTCAACCGCTTCATTATAATCAAATGGTTTAGTTTTTGCTGCCACAGTTCTTTCTCTGCCGCAATAAGTACAACCACGACCATTCATCAGTTTAGAATAAGAAATTTCCAAAACACCTTTATCTTTGTGTTTATTGCATATGTATTGTAATTTTTGCGTTACACTTTTATATTCATCCTTTGTTATTAACAATGTATATCCTCGTTCCTCAAACGATTTTAATACATCTTCATAAGTATACTTCAACATCTTTTATTTCCTTAATTAAAGTTCTAACAAAATAAATTTTATACTTTCGTATAAGTCCGACTATTTCTTCACCTTTCCTATATGAATAGGGGAAGGGTACACCTTTTCCATTTAAGAGATTTTCACTCACATCGTTAACTTATGCCGTACTCCTTTTGATTTAGGTATTCGAGATTTCCACTCTTATTTTATAATCAACATCGTTGATATTCCTAAATCCCGACTTGGGGATAGTCTGTGAACATTCACCCTCGACTATTAACATATGGTCTATGTATAACGGTAGGGTGCTTTGCTGCATGAACGCCCAATCCTTGCGTTGTCAAACCTTCATAATCTAGTTTCCTGATTATTGTGGTGCAAGGCTCTAAGGGTTTACCTGCAATTAAATGTATTCTATCAATGTATTTCTACATTGTCAGGCAAGCATTTTGCCTGTTGTATGTCTGTTAAGTCTTCCCATTTCTGAGCGAGTTCGTCCATAATCTGGTAAGTACTTTTAAATTCTGTAGGCGAAATCATGATGTCAACCCCAGAGAGAGCCATTATCTCTTCTCTGAGTTTTGCAGTAGAGTCAACCATACCCTCGGTATCTTCGCCCATTTCTTCCATCTCTGTCTTAGCCCCACGAATTCTCATGGAAATGGTCTTCAGGGCATTACCCACAGATTCGGGATTCTGAACTACTTGGTTGGCGCTAGTAATTAACGCAATACTTTCGTCAATCGTATTGTTTGCAGCCATAAGAGAAGAAGCAGACCTCTCTAACGCCTCGCCAATACCGCCCGACGAGATAGCAAAATTGTTACCTATTTCATTAAATTTATCTATGATACTCATGGCAAAGTCGGTATTACTCATGCCATTCATTTCATCTTTAAATGCAGCCATCGTAGAAATCAAGCTTTCAGTCGCACCTTCAACTCCGTTGATTTCATCACCAACAACTGCATATATATTCGCTACTTCTGCGAGTCCTTGAGCATCTTCGAATCCATAACCTAATCTTGCAAAATCAGCAGTAGAACTTACAAGACCGTCAATAGTTGTTCCAATTTCTCTTGACCTCGTAGCGGCATTGGTTAGAAACCGATTATAAGCTTCATCGGTTTCATTCGTAACCTTTTTAAGTTCTGTCATAGCAGAGTCAATTAACTTAACCTGCTCAAACATACTCCTTAAACCTTGCTCAGCATATTGGAATATAGAAGCAACGCCCAAATAAGTCGAATACTGTTGCCACTGCTTCTTAATCTTATCACCAAAAGTTTGAGTACTCTTTAAAGTAAAATTAGCTTCTCTTTTAACATTATCGAATTGTGATTTAAGATTTTTTAAAGCACTACTATCATCACAAGTGTCTATAGCGGCACGAATCTCTTTAATTGTACTGGCGAATTGCTTTGCAGCAGCCGTATTATTCTTAAGATAATTATCTATATCCCAGCGCAGTGACTTTTTAGCCTCGATTAACGCATCATCGTTGTTCGTCTGTACTCGTTGTCTATTGGCTTCTTGCTGTTTAGTTGTATTGATACTTATCTGATTATTAACGCTTTCTAATATTCTCTCATATTCTTTATAAGCATTTTTTAAAGCATCAATATCATCAACAGCAGCAGCCGTCTGCATATTAGACAACAATTGTTTAAGTTTTTCTATATCAGCACGAATATCATCTGATTTAAGTGATAATTTATCAAATCCATTTGCAACTTCTACTATCTGTGCATCAAACTTACCAGTACCAATATCAAACTTAATATCTTTTATTGACTTAGCTTTTCCCACAGTTTCAGCAACTGCAATACCAGCCGCCTTCGCAGAATCAGCAAACGCCTTAAATCTCGAATTAACAACCGAAAAATCACCTTGAGTTTTGACCTTGCCCAAGTCATTTAACAAGCTCCGTACGGAGACTTTTGCACCATCTATTTCCGCTTCAAACTTATTGATTTCTGGACTTATTCTTTGTAAATCTGAAATCTTGGATTCTAAGCCAGATATATTAATGCCAACCTTTTCACTTCTATTAGTAGCAGAAGTTTCTGATTTAATTTTTGCTAATTCAGACCTTGCGACTCTTAATTGGTCATTAAATTTATTTAGAGAAGCGGCATCGCCAACCGACTCAATAGCTCTATCTAACTCTTCAATTGTGGCAGTAATTTTTGGAAAATCTCTTGCTTGAGCCTTAAACTTTTCCAAATCATTTTTTGCAATATCAAGTCCTGATGTAAAATCAGTGCCTTTCATCTTTGTTGACACGTTTTCAGCATTTTTATATTCAGATACCAAACTCTTGAAATCAGAAATCAACGCTTTAACATTATTTTGTTCGTCAACAAATGTATCAGTCGAAGCACTCTTCAATCTTTGAATAGCAGAAATAATTTCTTCATATTTAGAAGAAAGAATATCTAAATGCGAAGAATCCTTAATAGGTCTGGACGCATTTTGGTCGCTAGCAGCTCGATTTAATTGATTTATTTGATTTGTAAGATTTGAAACGGCTTGTTTCTGTTGCTTAACAAAAGCATCAGTCTGAACTTTTGTTTTGCCAAGAGACTTTGAGTATTGTCCAGATACTTCTACAAAACCCTGTATAGGAGAAGCCATTTCCTTTCCATCGACTACCTTGACTTCTGTCCCTATTTGTCTTAATGCAATGGTTTTTTTGATTGTCTCGCCCAACTCATTATTATAAGTTACTTGCGCTTGACGAATCTTTTCAATGTTTCGTCCTGTGTCTTTGTCAAAGACAGTTGTTGTGTCTATTTTAATATCAGTCAATTTACCTTTGGCGTTAGTCCATTGACTTACAAGACTCTCCATCTCTCGTCTGAATTTAATAGAATCAGACTCATCAACTTCAAAACTCTTATAAATTGACTGAGAACCTACACTATCTATAGCTTCTTTTGCAGAATCAGAAATTAACCGATTGGTTTCTCTGTAAGCTTGCTGTTTTCTTTTTTCACTTTGAACAATAGCATCGGCGGTTTCTTGTGCTTGTCGAGATTCTGTTTTCTTGTTCTCGATAACCTCTTGTATTTCTTTTACTTCACCAGTGTCTGTATCGACAACCGCCATTTTACCATTGCCAAGAACATCTTGAACCAATTTGGCATTAGTCATTAACTTTTCTAATGTCTCAGACAACCTATCAAACGAAGATGTTAATCCATCAAGAGATACGCTCTTTGATAAATCTTGAAGAGCCTCTTTAATTTCTCTTAAATCAGTAATAATTGGTTGAAGTGCAGAGGAGAGACCTTCAACATCAATGCCACCGCCAAAAATACTTTTTAATTTATCGACACTTTCATCAACTTGTTTTGTACCGTTCCTAATGTTGTCAGCGGTTTCAATCAATTCATTTGGCAGTTTTTCAAACTGAGAAAGAACAGGAGAAAGGTCAATGCCTTGCATATTTGCAGAACTTATTATGGCGTTAATAAAGTTCTTATACTCTCGCATTCTGTCTTTAAGACTTTCACTCTTCTTAAGTGGCGACTCCAACTTATCCATAATTTCTATAACGCCACCGACACCGCCAAGACCATTGTCAGACTTTGATAACAATTTGTCAACAGCACTAAACTCATTTGTATTAAAATACTGTGCCAAATATTTTGTCAACGCTTGTTCTTGCTTCTTCAATGTAGGCAATACATCATCTTTTACAAAATCACCATACAAAGAATTATTGATAACAGAATTAGAGCCGCCAAGTTTAATTCCGATATCAAGACTAAAATCTTTTCTACTCAAAGCATCTAAACTTTTATTAAGTTCTACAAATTGATTAGAAGCCTTGTCTAAGGCTGTATTCATTTGATTAATGGTAGCAAGAAGAGACTTCATATCTCCGCCATCAAGAGTGCCTATAGAAGACTTAATTATTTTTATTTCATTCGCAACTTCTCCAAGAGCCGATTCTATTTTAGAAGTATCAAGAGTTAAAGCATTTTTAGTACCCTTTGACAAACTATTTAATGCTTCTTTTATTGTATTGGTTAATTCTTTTGTTTCGGCATCAACTTTAATCTCGATAGGCTTTAATGTTCTTTGAGCCTCATTAATTTCATCTTGTATAGCATTGTCTTTAAGTTTGACACCTAATTCTATACGATAATCAGCCATATATAATTCACACTCCTTTCAGGTGCATTATAAAACGCACCTCCAAGGGTGCTGTAATATTCTAATTTAATTTTTCTTTTGTTTTACTTTATTTTAAGTTTAATTATATTAATAAATAGTTGGTGGTTATCCAACAAATCTTATTAATATAACTTTATTTGTTATTTGTTATTTAGTTTGCATATTCCCAGTGTAATTTTGTGCCATCTGGTAACTTACCAGCAGTTTTATGACCCTTTTTACCTTTACAAACTGCTATAATATTACTACTTATAACGCCAGTATATTCACCAGCTTCTTTAGCATTTTTAAATATCATATCTAATTCAACGCAATAAATTGACTTTGGTTTGCCATATGAAATATCGATACTCAATAACTCTTGTATTTTTTCTTCTGTTGCATCTTCTAAATACAACCATCTTTTTTGTCCTGCCGACATAATTATGCCACGACAACAGGCACTAATTTCAGAGCTATTAACACCTGCATCCAATGCTGCACTTTGAATGGTATCGTATACCTTTCTATTATCTACACACATTACCTGTCTATGTTGATTATTTCTTGTTTTTTCTAATAATTCTTTTGCTTTCTCTTCGCTGTATTCATTTGCAAACATCCAGTGAAATCCACCTGCTTCATTATTATCGCCCCTACAACATTTAGAAATTGTACTATTATCAATTCCTAATTCTTTTCCAGCAAATGTAGCAGATTTATAAATTTCTTTTGTTTCTATACAAATAACGGCTATTGAATGTATATCAGATAAATTTTGACAAAATTCCTCGCTTTTAGGTTTTCCTTTATGTACTTCGGACAATCTTTTTTTAAATTCTTCATCTCTTATTTTGCCTTTATTTTTCTGAGATATAAGTTGTTTTGTTGTTTCTGAATGTTTTCCAGAAGAATTACCACCAAGAGAAAGATTATATCCTTTTTTCGGATTTGTAGAATCATAAAAGGCAATTAGTTCTATTTCTTTTTGTTCTGCTTCTTCTTTAGTTAAACCGTCAAATAAAACTTCGTGCAATAGGTTGTCCCATCCATATTTTTTTATTGTGTTTGAAAAATGAAGATTATAATCATAACCTCGACCATTCAACCATCTTTGTTTTATATTTTTCTTACAAGTAATTCCGATATAAACCATATCATTTTTCTTACCAGAAACAGACACAGGTAAAGTATGTTTATATACCTTATATATTTTTTCGTTTTCTTCTGTCATAATAAGCCTCCAAAATATTAAAAGG